CAGGTCTGCTGGTTTAGTGATGATGCCCTTGTCGGTCAGCCATCCAGTCCACGAACCATTCAATTGAAGCAAGCAACGGCTACCACCATGCGGGTCTTCGCGGTTGAAGGAACGGTTGAACCCACGGCTCTCCCTAAAAATCACGTAGTCAAGGGTAGCCATAGCGTCCTCTGCCCAACCAACCTGACGTGCAAGCGCCCACCACTGGGGTACTTTGGCATCTGCTGGTATCGGCAATGGTTCTTCCCTTACTAAACGAATGTTTGCGGTTGAGGATGGTGTCCCTGTCTTTTCCGCTGGTGCTTCTGCCATCGCTACCGTTCCCCCTGCTACCCCTAAACCTATAAGTACTGCTGTAAAAATCTTTAACATTTATTCTCCTAATCGTAGGTGGATACTGACATCAACTCCTTGACCTGCTCTGGGTATATAAGAAAGCCTTTCGCTGGGTTGTCTGAGTGTTCCGCCGCTACCAACTGTCTGAGTTGAGTGACGTTATGTTTAAGGTAGCGTTTCAATCTGCGTACCTCAATTATAACGAATGCGTTGGGCGAGAACAAATAAACCCACCATTTCGCTTGTGTTACCTGTATCCCACTTGGCTTCCACCCTGTATTACGTGGGTTCTGTTCGTACTCTACGAAGATTCGACCATTACGGTATCTGTCATACTTCACCTCAAAAGAACCCTGACTTAAGTCCGAAAGAAACTGCAAAACAATTTCTTCGCCTTGATGTCCGAACTCTAAATCTTTTGTGAAGTCAAACTGTTTGATGTCGTGTGATGGTACGTAACCTTCAGTACGTTCAGCCACTAGTAGCCTGCTTGCTTCAACAGTTTCACTAAGTCTTCTAAACGGACAAGCGCATACTGGTCAGCAGGGTTGCCATAGTTACGGCGCTTCGCCACAACTATACCTATCTCTGCGTTCGCGTTCACTCGTTCGTTCTCAGCCTCATGTAACCAGCCAGAGAAGTTCAATGTCTTATGGTTCTTGCATTCCCATACGAGACGAGGGTCTGTTCCAGTGATGTCGCCTTTGTCTAACGTGCCTTGTAGTGTGCGTCGTTCGACGTGAGGGTAGAAGTCTTTGAGGTAGTTCACTACGAACGTCTCAAAACTAGTTCCCTTGGCTCGTTCCTTGGACATTCCTCACCTCCTGTTGTAGCAGTTGGCGGAGCAAAGCACTACGCCCTACGCCACGCTGTTGGCACAACTGTGTCAGCACCTCATGTTGCTGTGCGGTGATACGCAACGCAATCATCTTGACTGAACGGTCTTTACCTGTTGGGTCTACGGTTCGTTTCGCAGCCATTGCTATCCACCTTCGTTCTTCAATGCGGTGAATGCGTCACGCAACAACGGCAACTGTGACTGCATGATGATGCCGTCCCAATTTAGTTTCGCTTTAGATGCAACGATGGCTGGGTCTAAACCAATCTTGTCGCAAGCATCCACGAATTGTTTTACCTGTGACTGGGTGAGAGCCTTGTCTGCTTCGGGTTCTGCTGGTGTCTCCACCTTTGCAACCTTTGGCACTACTGCCTTGCTACTGACTTGTGATTTCGCGGGTGCATCGTCTGACTCCCACTCTTGCTTTGTCCATAGTGCGAGGCATACACCGAAGCGCATAGCCGCATTGCGGATGAAGTCGGACACAAGTTCCTTGAGTAAGTCAGGCTTTGATGCTTGGACTGAGCCGATACCGAGACGGCGTACACCGTGAATGGTCATCCATCCAGCCATGTGTGCCATGCCATTCTCTACGCGGTACGCAGGTAGCCCGTCATTGTCGAACGCTACTGGTTCCCATGTCCACTCCGCCGAAATTTCTAGGAGCATCTTGGTTACGTCCGCATGCCCCACAAAATCTAATGAGCCACCACCGCGAGGTAGTTTGCCAACAATCTTTGGGTCTGGTACGCCATACTTGCCGAGGACTTCTTCTAATTTCATGCTCGTTCTCCCTTCAAGAGAAGTGTTCTATTGGTTACTTGCTTACTGTATTTGTCTGCAATTGCTGGCTCTAAAGCCTTCAATGATTTGATGTCAAGTGACTGCCACGTCTTGCCTTTCCATGTGGCAACCATCGTGCCGTTCACCGTAGCGTATTCATTCTGCCCAATCAAATCGCAGAGTTCTGCTTTCAACTGGTCCTCAATGACACTCAGTTCCTTAACCTGTTTCTTTACTTGCTTGAGTCGGGCGACCAAGTCAAGAGTGTCAGGTGGCAGTTCAATCGTGGTGTCCGTCGGACGTTGGTAACGGGTCGTGATGGTTTCGTACGACCATTTGACACCTTCAGGTGTGATGCCCAAATCGCAGGATGCCAACCACTTTCCGACTGCTTCAATGTGCTCATTCTTTTCTCCTTCGCTAATCATTTGTTCGTGTATATAAAAACTCATAGAGGAATCAAACACACCCCATGTCACCTGACTTACGTCAGCACAGATGGCTTGCTGGATACCTTGGACACGCCAGTAATCGGGCAGTACGCCTGACCATTCACGGTTCATGGTTTTGATTTCAAGTATCTTGCGGTCATCACCGTTCTCATAGAAGCCGTCAAGGGTGGCAATCATTCGCGCACCGTTATCGGTTTCACAAGCAAACATTTCTTCGGGTGTGAAGAACTCTATGCCTGTTCGGTCTATTGCCCACTTGATACAGAGTGGTTCAAGGTCGTTGCCACGGGTCATTGCCCATGTTGGCGGGATAGGTGCAGGGGGTATGTCACCTAACAGTTCGGCAGCGTACTTGTCCATCGGAACAAATGGGTGTAGCCCGTAGATTGCGGCTACTGCTGATGCTGATACTCGTTTACGTTTCTGTTCATCCCAGAAGCGGATGTCAAGCCAGTCTTGTTCTCCGTGTGTGGGTTTGGTTATGCGGAATCGTTTGATTTCCATTTGCTTCCCTTCGTTGTAAGTTGATGCGTCTCACCTTACAAGCAAGTAATACTGTATGTCAAGCATTAATTGGAAAAACTTTTAGCGTCTTCACCATCGCCACGGGGATACATAACACGCCATCCACGTCATCGCTTTCTGTTTTCGATTGGTAGATAGTTACATGGTCGGGCTTGCCACCTTGTTCTACTGCTAACAGGAACCCGCAACTGGTTACGATGCATGGGTCTTGGTCGATGTCGCTCAATGGTGTCCATGTTTCTGTCGCGGCATGCGCGTCCATCCACGTGACGGTGACTATGGGATGTGTTAGCCCTTCTTCCATGTCAAGAGTTTACTGTCTCCCGCGGGCGCGAGGATGCGGTAAGTAGGTGGTCTAGTTCGTTAAGTGCGCGGAAGAACTCGTCTTCTTCGGGACGGGAAACCCTTGCGGTTACTAGGTATTTGCGGATTGTTTCTAAGGTTTGGCGAGTCATGGGACCGACCAAGATACCAGCCTATTGAATTGTCTTGCGATTACCGCGGGTGATTTTTTACGTGCTCACCTAATTGGTCTGACACTTTGTCTATCTTGTACTCAACAGAACCCTGCTTCTTGTACACCATCTTCAACATGCCCATAACTATCTCGTGGTCTTTGGTGTTTTCTTTTTTTAGTTTCTGCAGAAGAATAGTTAGCAAACCAAAAAAACCAGTAATAACAGCAACCCCAATAGAGGCAATCCCAGTATCCACATTAAGCCTTCTTCCCTACGAAACGAATATGCCAAGGCTCTGCGCCTTTACCATTAGCGTCCCCTAAAACTTCATGCGAGAACCCAAACTTAGTTTCATTCGCCAATAGCCAAGCCAGAACCTTGCCGTTAGCATTCGCCACATCGACAGCAATGCCGTACAAATGTTTTGAGCCACGCGCTTTATCATTCGCTGGGTCGTCATATGGTGTGGCAAGCATAGCCATGCCAGCCTTCAGATACCATTTCTCGTTGTTCCAAGTTTTAGTTGAAGCACCCGCAATAGGTTCCTTCTGGTAACGCTGACGGAATCCTGCTTCTTGCTGGGCGACTGAACGTAGCGTGTCACCTGCTGAGGTTGGTTTAAGAACTACACCATCCGCCTTAGCAGCAACAACCATTTCTTCCCATGCAGCAGCAGCACACTTCTCCAGTTTGCCTCCACCTGTGATGGCGGCGACCATATCTGGTGTAATCTCAGAAGGTTTCTTGCCTTTAAGATGTTCACACCAATGGATTGGGAGTACAGTCCAGTTAGGTTTCGGCACTACTATGCCTTTGGCTTAGAGCCGAATGCCTCGTTGATTTCTTCCATTGTGAGTTTGCCATCAAGCGATGCTTGTGCAAGTTTCTGAACGACAGTTGCACATGCGGCGAAACCTGCGAGTACAGCAGACTTCCAGATTTCCAACTCGGGTGCGATGACTGCGCTACCACCAACGATGGCTAGTGCTGACGATAGGAATACTGCAACGATTCTGCCGAGGATGTCTTGTGCCTTTTTCATTGTGTGTCTTTCTTTGAGAGTGTGAGTATTGAGTGTACCAAAACAACAACGCCTGTGATAAGGGTTGCCTGTCTTAAGGTAGGACCAGAGAGGGTAATCAGGACCATGCCTGTACCTGCCCATGTCCACGCATTATCTACTAGGTAATCCAAAAGTTTTCTCATTAACGTCTAATTCTAGTACCTGCGGCGGCGAGGGTTAACCCCGCTGTGACGGCGATAAGGGTGCGGCGTGTGCCAACTGGGATGTTTGAGCCAACAGGGACGTAGGTGTCAAGTGCTGACTTGAAAATGTCAATGGTGTCCTCAAAGGTTTCACGAATAGCGGTAGGTGCATCCTGTACTGCGGCGATTAGTGCCTCGGTCTGGGTGTCGGATAGTTCGGCTACGTCTAACGCTTCAAAGATTTGTGCTGCTTGCTCGGTGCTAACTATTGCAAGCACTTCAGGACTGGACGCGAGGGCGGTTGCCTGCTCTTGGGATGGTTCCTCAGCAAGCAGGGCTTCCACCACCTGTGCCACCTGCTCAGGGGCTAGGTCAGCCAACGCTTCCACAAGGGCTTCTGTAGTTTCTGCCTCTGCTATTAGCGAATCCACTTCCTCGACGCTTAGAGGGGCTTCTAGAGGGGTATCCGTGGCTTCTGGCAGGGTTGTGTCTACGACTGGTTCTTCTGTAGTGTCAGGGTATGTTTCATCTGTTGTTGTTGTTTCTTCGGGAAGCGTCGTTTCTGGCGTGGCTTCCTCTACTGGCATCTCTGTGGTGTCTGTCTCGTCTGGTTCAGGCTCTTCAGGAACGACGGTATCAACGGATTCTGGCTCAGATATTTCAGGGACGGTAATAGGTGTTGGAACTGCTGGTGGTTGTGTTGTGGTCGTCGTTGATTCTGTTGATGTTGTTTGGGGTACGGAAGTACTGGTAGTTGACGAACTAGTTGACGTCGTGCTAGTTGAGTTCTCCACAGAAGTTGTTGTTTGAGGAACAGTCGTTGAGGTTGTCGTCGTTGTCGTTGAGGTTGTCGTTGTAGTCGAAGAAGTAGTGGTTGTTGTAGTTGTTTCTGGAACTGTCGTAGTAGTCGGGGCTGTGGCAGGGACAGTCGTTACGGGGACAGTAGTAGTAGTAGTCGTCGTTGTCGTTGATGTCGTGGATGTGGTTATAGATGCCCATAAAGACAGGTTACTAATAGTTAGATGCCCAGGAGCACAGCAGGTATCTATCGAATACTGACGGAACGTAAACACATCACCCTCATTGACGGGTACAGACAGCGAACCTGTCGCATTGTTCTGTTGTGTAAGCAAGGTGTATACGCCGTTAATGCCGTACTGTGGCGGGTCATACACCCAACCATCAGTTGTCTGATACGCCCAAGTGAAATCTATTGTGTCTACATCTGTGGGGATTGTGGTCTCAATCTTTACCCAATGTGCCGCGCCCGAACACCCACCTTGGTCGGGACCATGCAAGATGATGGTGTTGTCTATGACTTCGACTGAACCTGATGTTGGGCAGGACTGGCTGTATGTCCATTCACCGAGAACATCGGCTTTAGCAGGTTTAGCAAATAGTGCAAACCCGATAGC